CCGCTTAACAATTTAGTAGTCGCACCAAGCATTATCAATGTTGGTGTTGATACCCTTTTACTCACTAATGAAGCAGTTCCAGCTGGTAGTTCAGCATTTCAGATTAAAGCTACTGCTGGGGCAGGTACTAATGATGTAGGTATAGCTGCCTATTTTGATGCTACCGTCAACGGTGTGCAGACAGGCAACTGGGCATACGGCTTTGGAGCTTGGCTCAACCTCGGTACTACATTCGATGCGCCAGCTTCATATGAAATAGCTGCTCAGGACAACGGAATATACAGTGCGGCAGTTGTGGATTATGCAACCACTAGGGTGATATATGGGTTAAAAGCAGAATGCATCATGTCACCTGCTCAAGCGCACAGTGTATATGCGTTCGGTATCGGTGGGAATATAAGTGGCTCAGTGAACACTGCTGTATTCTATGCTGCGCAGCCTGCTATTTGTGGTCACACAATGGCAACAAAGAGTGGTGTTGCAGGTGGAAGTATTGCCCTAGCCGTTGTTAATGGTTCTGGTTACGATGGAGTCTTATACGTCAACGTGTTCAGAAGCTAAATTAAAATGTAGGAAGGAGAAATCAATGCGTAAACTAAACTTAAAGGATTATCAAGTTACTGGGAAAGTAAAGGGTGGTGATGGAAATATTGTTGATATTACCGCCCCCTATCATGTCAAGGATTCCATTCTTAATCTGATGTTCATTCGTGAATTGCAGTTGTCTGGTGCTGAACTGGTCAAGCAAAATGTGCTGGCTATGAAGCTGGAGACTTGCAAGGATAATGAAATCTTATTGGAAGAGGAAGAGTGGCAAAGAATCAAGAATGCAATAGATACCTTTAGGGGATTCAATCGTAATGATGTTGAACTTGTAACACGCATTAATGAAGCGGAAGTGGTGGAAGTAACTAAAAAATAAATAAATAAATAAATTAACACAGGAGGTATTATATGGAACTTATGAAATTAATGGAAGACTGGAAGGGATATACTGCCCTTTCAGAGATAAAGAAACCTGAAAACTGGGAAGCTCAGTTGAAAGAAACAATTGACTTATTGAGCAACGCTAAAAGATTGCCTCAACACCGTCATGAATACTTAATAAGAGAAGCTCTGACAACTTCAGACTTTCCTTATCTATTTGGCGATGTTTTGGACAGGCAAGTCTTAGCTTCTTATAAAGCTGTTGATCCAGTATGGAAAGCATTTGTAAAGATGTCTACCGTCAAGGACTTTAAGACTACATATAGATTTGCAATTACAGGTGGAGACCAGTACTTGCCTGAGGTAGCCGAGAAGGGTGAATATCTGGCAAGCGAAAGAAACGAAGCTAAATACGAATTAGCGGTCAAGAAATATGGACGCCAATTTGATATTAGCTGGGAATCTTTGATCAATGATGATTTAGGAGCTCTTAAAGACACACCAGAAAGATTTGCAAGGGCTGCAGTAAGAACTGAACATAGAATTGTAACAGGACTGTATGCTGATAATGCAGCTCTCTATCAACTTGCTGGCGGACAGGCCAATAGAGTTGTTACTGCTTTGACTATTGGAAGCTTAGAAACAGGACTTCAAGCCATGGCAAGTTGGAGAGATGCTAATGGCGAACCAATAATGAACAGAGCTAAATTCTTGGTAGTTCCGCCTGCTCTTGAAATGACAGCTCGTCAAATTCTGACTTCGGCAACTAAGATGTGGCTTACTGGCGCAACTGACCTGGCAGCCAATCCTTCTGTGCCCTATCCAATGACCAATGTGGTTTCTCAGATGGGTTTGACCTTAGTAATTGATCCTTATCTGCCAGTAATAGACGCTACAGGCAGTGGCAATACAGGTTGGTACCTATTTGCTAATCCTGCAGATATAGCGGCTCTTGAGGTTGCACATCTTTTAGGACACGAGAATCCAGAAATTTGCATGAAAGCATCAGACAAAGTATCAGTCGGTGGTGGAGCAGTTGGACCTATGGATGGCGACTTTGCCACAGATAACGTATTCTACAGAGTTCGTGAAGTTTTTGGCGGAACTACGCTTGATTGGCGCGCGAGCTATATGGGGGGCTCGGATTAATTAAGTTTAAATGGGCGGTAGAGATGCCGCCCTATATGGAGGTAAGATATGCCTTTTAATCCATTAGAAAGACCTTTTAGTTGGAAGCATTTAACAGCTACTAATCAGGTTAGTTCAGTTCCTGGAATGCTTCATATAATAACGATAAACCGTGGTGATCCAGCAGCAGCGTCAATCGCTACAGTCTATGATGGGATAGGAGTTACGGCCAATATCATAGCGATAATTATATTGGACACGGCTCTCTATGTTATACCTACAACGCTAACTTATGATGTTGGATATCTAGCAGGATTATACATTACTTTTAGCGCAGTAACACTAGCTGATATAACGGTATCTTATAAATAAGAATTTTATGGAGGTAAAATATGTCAATTACAGCAACGGATATTTTGTTTAAATTATCATTAAAGACAGGCACGGCGGGTAACCAGAATGCGCAACCCAATGTAAATGAATCTTTGGGTAAGTACATATCAACTACCCAAATCACCGATGCTACGCTTAATAATTTATTTGATGATGTTTCTGGAGATGAGAATGCAGCCTCAGATGTGGAATACAGGTGTATCTTCGTTCATAATGCTCACGGTTCTTTGACATGGCAAAATGTAGTGGTCTGGTTAAGTGCTGAAGTGTCAGGTGGAGCTATTGAGACTATAGCAATTGATAATATCGCTGCAAGTGTGATAGGTTCTTCTTCTGCTCAGGCTGCCTTGATAGCGACTGAGGGTGATGCACCTTCAGGGGTAGGTTCGTTCTCTGGCCCAGTCACTAAAGGAACAGGATTATCTTTAGGTAACATAGCGGCTGGTTATTGTCGGGCTATCTGGATTAAGAGGTCAGCGGCTAATACGGTAGCACTAAATAATGATGGCGTTACTCTAAGATGTGAAGGGGATACAAACGCATGAGCATCGCATCGTTAGATAATTATATTAATTCAGTGAAACAAAGATTGACTTGGATGAAAACAGGTTCGAGAACTCTTATCGCTGCAATGCCTTATACTACTTTTGACCTTGCAGGAAATCCAGGTGCAGGAACTTTAAATGTCGGTAATACTGCAAACGGTTTGGTTCCTGATGATACTGTTGCAGGTTATCCTATCATTAAAAGTTTTGGTGGTTTAAGTGGATATTTGTCAAAAGTGGAATTTGGAAGTTCAGTTGCTTGTTGTTTTGACCTCTGGGACAGATTATTCGTGGCAGGTGCTTATGCCTATAACGCAGATATAACTCTTGAATCGCAACCTGATTTTTCAAATCGAGTTCCTAATGGTAATTATAATGGTCTTCAGTTATGGACGGAACAGGTTACGGTAGGCGTGGGGATTCAACACATACAGGTTAACTACCTTGACCAAGACGGAAACGCAGGAGATACTGGAGATGTTACATTTATTACCACTACGCCCGTTGGTCGTATGCAACAAATACCTTTGGCAGCAGGAGATAGCGGAATTTCAAAGATTGTAAGAGTGAGAGGATTTACTGCTACGGGTGGAACTTTTAATGTAATGATTTTAAGGTCTCTGTGGACTGGAATGTGTCCCGTAGTTAACTGGGCAGAAGTTCACGACTTATTAAAGACTGGTCTTCCGTTAATTTATGAGACAAGTGCTTTATATGTTGGTTTATATGCTAACTCTACGGCAGTCGGTTTGCCTTTGATAACGATGCAGGTGGCTATCGGATAATGATAAATCTTTGGAGAGAATGTCCCAGTAAACGATTATCTTCAGGAGACTTAATACAGAAGGCTTTAGGGACTTCTTCTTATTTAATTGCTAGTGATTTCTGGGAGGCGGTAGCTACTACTCCGATAGGCAAGGAAATCCAGAAGATTTGGAATATCCTTCAAGCTATACCCGATACCTGCCAATCAATTTGGAATCTCAGGTATGCGCTTGGTGATACTTCTCAGTCAGTCTGGAATATTTTAATCCCAATCAATGATACAGTTCAACAAATTTGGAATGTTAAAACAGCAATAGGCCAAGCCAAACAGGCGATATGGAATATCCGTGAAGCTATTAGTGATACCCTCCAGAATATCTGGCATATCCATTCCTTAACAACTAAATCCATTCAGGTAGTCCATAATGTTTTGACTGTCATAGGGGATACTTCACAGTATATCTGGAATGTTCTTGGTGGTGTCACCGCTATTTCGGATACAGTTCAGTTTGTCTGGCATATAAAACAAACGATTGCTGATTCGTTAGCATCTTTATGGAATATAAACACAGTCGTTACTAATACAAAAGAGTTTATCTGGAATCTAAGACGGGGAATCGCTAATGAGTTTCAATCTCTGTGGAATCTTAGACAAGCGATAGGGCGGGTTAAACAGTTTATCTGGGATTACTCAGTTGTCTGGCAGATGATAGGTTTTTTCTGGAATGATAAGAATAAAGCACCTGACAGAATGAAAGCCACAGTATTGAAAGCCACGAGAATGAAACCATCCCGATTCAAACCTATAAGGAGGTAATATGCCTACATGGACTTATGATTTAGCGACTGATATAGGCAAGGTGCGTTTACTTATATCGGATACTGATATAATCCCAATTACGGATGCTCAATTCTCTGATGAAGAGATACAGGCCTTTTTAACTATGGAAGGTTCAGTTAATTTGGCTGCGGCCTTAGCACTTGAAACATGGGCGGCTATCTATTCTATGTCTACTGATAGTGAAAGCATTGGAGACTACAGTTATACTCAGAATGTTACTAATAAGATGCTGGAACTTGCTAAACGCTACAGAGAGAACGAAGCAACTGAACCTGTCATTGACTGGGGTTCATTTAATTTAACGGATACAGAAGAATGAGCTATGCATCGTTACTGATACACATTTGTGATATAAAACGACATACTCAAACAGGAACGGATGGTTATGGCAATCCTGTTTATAGTTGGATACCACCTATTTATACTGATGAACCTTGCCGATTAGTAGC